CCGCGAGTACGCCGATGGCTCCCGCGCCGTGCTGGGCGATATGGCCTACGTGACCGACCTGCTCAAGCCGTGGCTGAACCCGTTCGGCTCCCGCGTTCGCGTTTTATCGAGGCTTTGACATGGGACTGCGTGAAGACTTGCAAGCCGATACTGCCGAGGCATTCGATGACGTCGACGGCCTGGCCGACGCAGTGATAGCCTTCAGCTGCACCCGAGAGGTGGTTACCGGTGGCTATGACCCCGAAACCGGCACCACACCCCAAACCACCATCGGCTACCAGGGGCGCGGCGTGTTCGGTGGCTTCCGGCAGTTCGAGATCGATGGCAGCCGCATTCTGGCCACCGATACCAAAATCACGGCCCTGCAGAACGAAATCTGGCGGGTCGAGAATGGCGAGGTCACGAATACGCCGGACGTCCCGCAGGTTGATGATGTGATCAACGGCCTCACAGTGGTTGACGTCCGAAAGGATCCTGCAGACGCCGCCTGGATCATCCAGGCTCGGAGGACGTAATGGCTAAGGGTGGATGGTCGAAACCACTAAGCGGATTCATCCCTCAAATAGAAAATGAGATTGTCCTGCTCCGCAATCGCATCGTTGCCGAAGCGCTTCAGATGCTCCAGTTCGGCTCCCCGGTTCAGGACGGTGCGTATAGGGGTAACCATCTTGTTTCTGTGGGTAGTCGAGATAACAGCTATGACCTCAACTACTCGGGATCGACCGCACCACGCGGCAGTGTTGACCAGCAAGCCTATGATAGAGAGATGCGTAAGCTGCTTACTGAAAACGCCCCGTTCACCATCGTCTATATCCAGAACAACCTTCCTTACGCGCAACGCCTAGAAGATGGCTGGTCGCAGCAGGCTGGCGAAGGCGTGTATGCCGTGGCAGCCAACAACCTGAGGGAGAAGTATGGCTAATCCCACGTTTGAAGGCATCCGGCTGGCGATTGAGCGCCGACTGGCGAGCTGGGACGGCGTGCCTGTCGAGTACGACGGCGCACCGCAAACGCCAGCGCTGAAAGCGGCCATTGAGGCCAAGCAAAGCTGGGTGCGCTGCACGATTCAGCATGGCGATAGCTTCGCTCCCTACAAGGGCGCTTCGCCAGGTGTTCGCCGGACAGGATTGGCCCAGTTCCAAGTATTTACCTCGGAACGGCAAGGGTCTCGGCCTGCCGCCCTGCTTGCTGACTCACTAGCCGAGCACTTCCAATTTTACCGAGATGCCGGGCTTGAGCTGCTAACGGCTAGCGTGCAGCGGGTCGGGCCATCGGATGGGTGGTACCAATATAACTGCACTATCCCCTTTCGAGCTGGATAGAAACACTTCACCCCAATGGCCCGCTTGCGCGGGCTTTTTTATGCCTGTGAAACGGCCATAGGAGATACCCATGTCTAGCGGCTCTCAGATTGTCAGCTACCTAGTCGCAGAAACCACGCCCGGCGTGACACCCATTGAACCCGCTTGGGACACATTGCGCCTGACCGGAAACAGCATGACGCCGAATGTCAGTACCGAGACGAGCGAGGAAATTCGCGCTGATCGAATGGCGGGCGGCTCGATTATCACCTCCCTCGACTATCAAGGGGATTTGAGCGCTGAATTCTCGGCGGTGTCGTTTGACCAATTACTCGAAGCCGCCTTTTACGGCGACTGGACCGCTGATGTTCTTGAAGTGGGCAGCTCTCGCCACACGTTCACACACGTTAAGGGCTATCAGGATATCGGCGTATGGGCCACCTTCCGTGGCCTGCACATCGGCACCCTGGCCTTAGAAATTCCCGAAGAAGGCAAGATTACCTGCACCTTCACCGGCATGGCGCTGGAAAGCGAGGACGGCACTACCGACCCCACTGCAGGTGGTACGATCAACCCGCCCACAGAGACCGTCCCAATGGGCTCGGCCACCTCAGTCGGCGACGTCCTAATTAACGGACAAACGCTGGCGGGCGAAGCCTGCGTATCTGCCCTGTCGATGACGATCGACAACACCATGCAGGTACAGCGCTGCCTTGGTCGAGCCGGTCCTGGCGCGCTGATTGCCACGCGAGCCAATATCACCGGTCAGGTCACGCTGGCATGGTCGGCAGCCTCTTACCAAATCTGGAAGAAGATGCTGACCCGCGAGGCTGTGGGCATCGTGTTCCCGCTGGAAGACGCGGCGGGCAATAGCTACACGTTTGAAATCCCTGCTTGCGAGCTAGATGGGGATCTTCCGGATGGTGGCAACGAATCTATCGTGCAGGTTCAGCTCGACTTCACCGCGAAGCTCACGCCCGTAAAAGTGACGCGCGTACTCGCACCTTAACCCTTTCGGTAGTCAGGGAATTCCGCGCCCTGGCTGCCTTTTTTATTGCGGAGCGGAAGGAGATACCCATGAGCTATAAAGCTGGTCGAGTAGACCGTAAAAAAGTGAATGAAGGCGTGCCCGTCGAAGTTTGTGGCGCCAAGTGGATCATCGCGCGCGCTGGCAATGCTCAGGCTCTCGACGTAGTTGAAGAAGTGCGCAAAGCATCGCTGAAAACAGGCGAGGAGCGTATTCGCGCTAATGCCGAGATCATTGCTGACGGCATCCTGCGCGGCTGGGGCGACGACGTAATGGATATCGAGGGTAATCCTCTGCCTTATTCTCGGGAAGCGGCTATCGAGCTGTTGATTGACGACCCTGAACTGGCTGACGGTTTGCTGGTTGAGGCGCGTCGCAACGAAAACTTCTACCGAGATGACGTCGCGACTCAGAAAAAAAAGCGGTAGCCGTGCTGGAGTACGACCTACGGGCGTCCGGGAAAGAAACCAAAATGGCCGCCATTGCCGCCAAGCTTGGCATGTCAAAACAAGCCGAGAGGCCAGACGCCGATGAGCGGACCCTGTTCTGGCTCGACACGTACTGGCTGGCGGCAAGAGGTCGTCCGCACACGCACGGCATCCCCCTGCCCTTGCCGCCGCTAGATATCATCGACCTGATTGAAAAGCTGGAGCTGCCCGCCGAAAGCGACGAGGCCGTGGCCGTCATATGCGCCATGGACGACGCCTGGATCCGCTGGAAAGACAGTCAGCAAAAGAAGCCTAGCAAAGCCAAAGTCGCCCACTGAGGCGGCTAGGAGGATTTATGAGCACGAGTGATGCAAAGCAATTACAGCAGGCGCTTGACCTCATGGGAACCGCCCTCGCCACCCATGGCCACCAATGGACTGAGGAGGAGCGGTTTTCTTACGAGCTAGCTACAAAAATCACTTCTTCCTATTGTAGGGAGACTGATTAGTAGGCTTAAGACTAATACCTTCTTCTTGAGCTTTGGAGTAAACGGCGTCTTCCGTTCGCCCCAGCTTCAGTCCAATGACCCGTGTGGGGGTATTCTCCTTAGCAAGCTTTTTCAAATCTGAAACATCTTGCTTTGACCATGCCTTGCCTTTGTTGTCTGGCCACTTCGTCATAGCTTGATCCTCTGGTTGGGCGTGCGGACACACGCTCTTTCGATACTAAAACCTGCTCGCAAACCAGCAATCCTGACATCTATCCACGCTGTTCATAACTCCAGCCGCCCTTGAGGCGGCTTTTTTGTGCGCCATGCCCGGCGCAATTAACCAAGAGTCTCTCAGGATGGAGCTTGGAGGAGTGCCGGTGGCTGCATCGGGCCTCTCTTGGGCTGGCATCTCCTGGGCAACAGGCTCTATCGCTAAGAGGTATTAACGATGCAACACACCATCTCTGAATCAGAGTATGCCTACATGGTGGCGGTCGATAATGGTCGCCCGGTAACCACGTCGATGAAGGTTGCTGAGTATTTCGGCAAGCGGCATAAAGACGTGCTTCGCAAGATAAAGCTCATGAAATGCTCACCCGAATTCAACCAGCGCAATTTTGCGCCCGTTGAATATATCGACTCAAAAGGCCAGCGTCGCCCAATGTACGAAATGACAAAAGACGGATTCATTTTTCTGGCCTTTAGTTTCACAGGGGTAAAGGCTGACGCGATCAAAGAAACTTATATCAATGCTTTTAACTGGATGGCAGAGCGCCTTAAAACGTTTGATCACCGGCGTAACGAGCTATCAGCGCTATATGCGTCTGGACAATATGCCGCCAGCCTTTGTGGGAAAGGCCTGAACGGATGGAAGCATGACAAGCGAGACCTTGAGGAAAAGATGGATCAGCTAGAGATCGAAGGACAGCTAACCATGCCTTTCCTGGAGTTTGATCGCGACGCGTCCAACGAGGTTGCTGCATGAGCTGGATCACCAAAGAGCAAGCCATAGAGCGCTTCATGCTTGGCGACGATGTTATGACCGCCATGATCAACCTCCCCTTTTTGGTCGGGCTTATACATGAAGCTCTTGAAAGAGATGGCCATGACATTGAGATTCAGCGCATCTGGAGTGAAGTCATTACCCCGCCCTCTCAAGAGGCGGGATCTACTCAAGCTATCGGTTCTGATGATCGCTTCCAGCTACCCACGGCCATATACCTTCATTACGCCGATTGGATGGCCCGAATTGAGCTTATGATGGGCGTTAATATTGAGGCTGATATTGTCCCAGACTGGAGGCCGCATAACCCATGCGTAAGCACGGTATCTAGTGCAATGGCATCAGTAGCCGCCAGGGTTTCGGTAGCCGCCTCAAGGGCGTATGAGGAGCAGCACGGTCATTCAATGATTGATGTTTTCCTCGCCTCCAGTGAGACCGGAGAGGACTTCGATCAAACCCAAACACGATTAACCGCTCAGCGTCACGGGCTTAAAGCTGTCAAATAAACCAGAGGACTACCCCATGACCGACCTACAGCAACAAATCAGCGAGCTTCAGCAGCGCATTGAAAAACTTGAAGGCAAAGAGCTGCCGTCATGCCCGCTGACCTTGACAGGTTTGAAGGATAACCAAGGCC